CCAGATAAAGATTTTAACAGGAAAGTTAAGAAAAACGTCTTGATATAAAGACACTCAGAGGGGTGGAATAATACCTTCTAGTATGATTGTACCCCTCAAATATCCAGTAATAACTGTTGTAGCTCTGGTCCACGAGATTTAACTTGACCCCACCAACGGCTTTGTTCCATCTCTAACCCAGCAGTTTTGAAATCTTTTTTCTCTATTGCGTCCCAAAACTTTACAAATTTTGAGAATCTATTCCAACCCATATTAAATTGCATAGATAATAATACAACTTGTGCTGAGTCTGGAAGCTCTCTCCATATAGGTTTATGTTTGTCCAGCTCTTGAGAATGTTTTTCTAAATCTCTACCAAGAATAAAGTCTGCTGTTTCTTGGTCAATGCCTTCGGCAAGGTTATGTCCGTATCCGATTGTCCATACACCAACTGTATCTTTATACATATCAAGGCGACAGCCTTCGTGTTTTTTTATAACATCAACTAAATTCATTTTATCTTCTCCAATATTCTATCTATCTTTTCTTCTAGTCTATTAATAGATACAGTTACATCATCTCTCTTCGCGTAATCTTCTCTAGTTTTATTTAATAAAATATCTATACGCTTTACTTCTCTTGATTGACTACTAAGAAACCAACCACCACCCATAACAATTAATGCAATCAAACCATCAATGATATGTACTAGGTCCATAAGTTATTTCCTTTGTGCATCATAAGAATCAGAAAGATATTCTTGATAAAGAGATAAAAGATAACCACCCCACTTTTCCTTTGACGCTGGTATTTCTATGGTTGGGTCTTTTTCATACGCCCATTTCTCAAAGCCAGTATCAAGACGACCAATATTTTTTAACAAAGTTTTTCTTGGTGTTTTAATTTTTTTTTTCATTATCTATGACCTTTAGTTTTCTTTGCTATCTTCTTTGGCTGTTTAGAAAACTGTTTACCTTTGCGTGTGTCTTCTCTCTTTTTGCGTGAGGTGCGTTGATACTCAGCGTCCGATAAAGATTTTATCGCACTGGTTGGTAGGTATCTTTCGCCAGTAGCTTTAGAACCTTGAGTGCTAGGCTTACCAGATTTAGTACGCCACTTCTGTTTACCCCAATCGAGTAAACTTTTTTGTGGTGCCTTCACCCTGTGTAACCTCCACCTTTAGATTTATATTCTTTAGCTAACATCTGTGCTTTACGAGCTGACCATTGACCAGCCTTACCACCTTTAGTACCAGCCTTTATGCGTGCAAAAATTCTTTTACGCATTGTAGGTTTAGTGTAGTTACCAGCTTCATTAACTGCCACGCTTCATCTTCCTTTTCTTTGAAGCCATAATTTTTTTCTTCAAAGCTTCTGGTAGATTCTTTTGTTTACCTGACATCTTGTCATCATTAGAAGGTCTACCTTTTTGTGACCCATATGTTCCTTTACCCATTGGCATAACTTATCTCCTTTAACAATCCCATTTACGTAATGACTTATTGATTCTGCTATTAGGATTGTTTGCTGTTTTAGCAGAAGTCAATTTCTTTTTCATACCTCTCATTCTAGCACAAAAACTTTTTCTACGACTAGCCGACTTAGGACTTTTCTTTGCTTGAGCTTTTGATACTGGTGGTTTTAAGTTACCACCTTTAGCATTATAAGACCTACGACCAGCTTCGTTTAATCCACCTTCTGGATTCTTACCAGCTTTTCTTTGCCATAAAGGAGTAGCCATATTACTTTCCTTTGTTCATAAGCTGTAACCCAGTCTTACCAAAGCGATAACCGAATGAACTACCAATACAAATATATAAACAAGTAGAGAACCAAGTCGGAGTTGATGTATTAAGAAAGTCAAAGCCTTCTTTTACATAAGGCTGTGTGTACGGAACAAAACAAGCAACAAGTATAGCACCAAAAATAATTGTCCAGAACTCATCTTTCCAACTACCAGCCATTTGTGCAGTCAATGCTTGTTCGTTAAGCATCTCAGATGTAGCAGAGGTACGATAAACTTCAGCTTCAGCTTGAGCTTTGGCTACTTTAATATCTGTTTCTGCTTTGGCTTTACTAACTTTACCTTCCAGCCAAGTACCAGCAAGAGAACTAATTGGACCTATGATAGCACTAAACATTACTGTTTACCTTTCAAATACTTTGGGTCTTCATTATCCTTTTTTCTGAGGTATGCAATAAGTTGTAACATAAACTCTGGAAAACGCAGTTTGCTGGTGTGTGTTTTGACTTCTAACTTTTTCTGCATATCCAAGACACGTATCCAAATCATTGAAGTAGACATTCTCTTTAATCTCCGTTCCGTGTAGTATAACAACTAAGACCCATATCAACTAGACCTACCCATAAATAAACCCATAGCAACTGCATTAGCAGAAGTCAATACAGATACCATACCACTCTGTTCTAAAGATGGCGAGTCTAAACCCATATACCAAAACACAGTTTTATAAGTAAGATACATATATAACAGTATTAAAGCTCTCGGTATAACCTTAAAAGAATCTATTGCGTGTGTCCAATCTTCTACTATCTTTGTCATCTTTGTCATAAGTCACCTGTTCTTTTTAAATAAAATAAATATCCAATATACATTATTGCACCACCTAATACTGTACATAATAATACAATGCCAACTATGTTCATTACCTTAGAACGAAATTCTGCTTGAGCATACAGTTGTTCTTGCCTTTGCTTTCTAATTTTCGATTGCATCTTCAGTAGTTCAGCCCAAGCATTAGGACCGTGAACCATATTAATCCAACTTCGTAACTCGTCTTCCATTGCTTGTGCTTTTTTTTTGGCGGCGAAAGCGTCCATTGCTTCTTGTTCTACACTTGACCCAAGAAATAATTTCTTAAACAGAGGTGGATTCTTAGACATCTTCTCTGCGTGGTTGACATCAGACACAGCTCCAAGCCATTTTCCGATATCTCCATACATAGATTCCACGTCACGTCCTGCTTGGAATCCTTTTTTTATTAATTGAAATGCCGAACTGGCAGTTGCGAGAGCTGTAATAGGGTCCATACATTAAACAGTCTTCTTAGTCATTAATCAGCTTCTTCTATTGTAAGTTCACCAGCATCAACTTGTCGTTTGATTTCAGCAAGTGTTTCTGATAGAGATTTAGTCGATAGTGGATATACGGAAAACATTAATTATAACTTGGTTTAGTTGGGAATGTTATATTACTTAAAGCCATATCTGCTGGTTCTGTTTTAGTAATATCTCGTAATGCTTGTCTGTATGTTTTCCAATCTGCATCATTTGAAAGAGTAACATCTCTATTCTGTGTCCAATCTGTTTCGGCTAGTAAAATATTTCTTTTATCTCTTAACCAAGCCATTCTTTGCTCTGGCTCTTTTGCTTGATTTGCTTTTTCTTCTGTTTCTCTTGCTGTAACTTCTTCAGAAGTCATTTCAATTTCTATACCATCAACTATTTTTTTCATTATGATTTTATCCCATACAAACTAAATGTACCTTGCGAAACATTACCACTCGCAAACTCTAACTTTATATTATTTACTTTAGAAGCAGTTATTATTTTTCCACCACCATTCCACCAATAATCATTACCAGAAGTGTGACCACTATCACTTGAAATACCACAAACTGAATCCCAAACTGCTCCTTTAAAAGATGCATTGTCATTTCTTAAACCTAATAATTCAATAGTTCCATTAGTTCCTTTGCTTGATGAATTACCAATTGAAGAGTTTAAATTAAAACGATTATTAGTATCACTACTTGAAGCAACACCATTATCACTTACAGACTTTAAATCGTGATACATAAGTATTTGTTCAACTGGAAGATTGTAATTAGAACCATTGTCTATTGATGCATAAAGAAAAAGTTTTTGAGCATTAGTTACTGGAAGAACAGCACTATACATAATTCGGTAAAACATATATGTATCAGTTATTAAAGACGAACTAAAAGTTACATTTGCTACGTTAGAAGCTGTAGTTGTATTTAAAAGGGTCATTGCAGTACCAGCTACAGTTCCAGTAAAACTAACTGCACCACTTGTAGTTATTGCAACATCATTTGCAAGTTCTGTAGTTCCTATAGCATCTGCATTTACTTTGGCAGTTGTTACAGCATCATCAGCAATATCAGCCGTTTCAATTAGACCACTACTAGATGGTTTGAATTTAGATAAGTTTCTTGCTAGGCTCATAGTTTATCCTACTCTGGTAGTTTACTTGCTTCATCTCTAGCTTTTCTATCTTTATAATCAGAACGGCTAGTAACTAATGTTACAAAGTCTGCTTTGTTAGATGGTATGCTGTCCGAAAAACTATCGTCATTCATTAGCTTTGTAGTCCATTCCTGTTGCATACGTTTCCAACAATTATTAATTTTCCCTGTCATTGCTGATTGTACCCAAGCATCAATGTCTAATAAATCATTCTTTAATACTGTTTGGTCTGTATCATCTACCTTTATTGTTAATGTTATTTCTGCCATAATATCT